ATATGTCGGGGATAGGCACTAGGAAACTGGTGCTTATTTTTGTGCTATGAAATTTTAGCAATATGATTAAATAACTTGCTTATAGATATAATAAATATTATGGACAAGTTATTTTTTTATACAGGTTTGCAGGGAACAACTGCCACCTCCCAGGAGAGAAGAATAGCCGGACAAACCCCGGCTGCTCCTGGATAAAATAAAATCTTGGGAGGAAAATTAAATGAAAGAATTAATAGATTTAGGGTTATTTACAAAGAGAGAAAGAGTATTAGCAAGCAGTAGAATCATTGCTGTAAATTTTGATAAAAGACACGATCAGGTATTGAGAGATATTGAAAATATTATTAGGGGTCTCCACAAAATTGAGGAAACCCCTATAAGGAATTATTTTATAAAAAGTAGTTATTTACATGAACAAAATAATCAGAGGTATCCAGAATATATTATGACACGTGATGGGTTTAGCTTGCTTGTTATGGGATTTACAGGACAAAAAGCCTTGCAGTGGAAATTAAAATATATCGAAGCTTTTAATAAAATGGAAGCCTTTATTAAAGAAAAGCAATCCAGTGAATGGCTCCAAACAAGAAAGAACGGAAAACTTGTAAGAAGAAATGAGACGGATTCTCTAGATGAATTATTAAAATATGCAATTAATCAAGGTAGCAAAACGTATGAGAAAAATCCAGATTTAATTTATACTCAATATTCTAAGTTAGTAAATAGTAAAGTAGGCATTAAAAAAGGACAAAGGGAATATGCAACCAGAAAGGTATTAGACACTATAGCGTTTATAGAAGATATGATATTAAATACAGTAAGAGAAGAAATGAAAAATGGTACAGAATACCATGATATTTATGCTATATGCAAAGAAAGAGCAGAGCAAATAGTTAAATATGCTTACTTGCCAATGCAGAGATTAATAGCTTAAGAGAGGCGTATTTTAATTACAAGGATGAAGTAAGTGAATAAAAATGGATGCGTGATTGACACATCCACTATTAACGTTTGATATTAAGTTGTTCCTTTAAAGCAGCTTGGAGGACTTGAGAAAAATTAATCTTTTTTTCTTCAGCTATTTTATTTAGCCATGAAGGAATTGTTAAGGTTTTTTTAACTGCTTTGTTAGCCATTTCTTCACGTATTAGGGGCATATAAGCTTCTATGGGTACAACAAAACTTCCAAGTTGAGGTTTTATTTTTTCGGGTGGCGTTGGTATGGGCAGTTTTTCGTTATCATCTTCCATACCATACAAGTGAAGTTCTAGTGCTTCTTTTGCCATTGCAAGAGCTTCAGTCAGGGTGTCACCTTCAGTTATACATCCAGGTAAGTCTGGGAATGTTATGCAGTACCCTCCGTCTTCTGATGATTCAAATAAAGCAGGATATATATATTTATCCATTAAGTTTGAGACCTCCTTTTATAATTTATTCTATATAAAATCTTACAAGAGGGCTTTATTTCAGCCCTGCTTGTTTGAGTATTGAGTTTAGGGTTCCTGGTTTAAGATCCTTATTGTGATTTGGAATTGTTACTTTACCAGGTATATTTGGATGAACTAATTGGATGTGTGAACCATTTTGATGTTTTATTATCCATCCTTCATTTTTTAATAGTTTGAGTATTTGTTTTGGTTTCATCCCCCTCCTCCTTACAATTATATTATAACACGTATTGTTCATACGTGTCAAGAGAAAAGATATAAATAATTGAAAAAATGGAATAAAAATTTAGTTTGCAGGTTAAAGGAAGTGAGAGGTATGAAGATAAGAGAAATCTTAAAAGAAAAGCTTAACCAAAATAAAAAACTACATAAAGATAAACTAGGGAGAGGCGAATACCTCTCCTTTTCTGATATAGAAAAATTGATACGGCATGAGTGTTACAGGAGAGTTAAGGGTGCTGTTAGGAGGGTGAGGTGAGAATATAATGGAGAGTATAGATGTGTTATCAGATAAATATACTAAAATAGTTGTTGAAACTGACGAAGAAAATCCTACAACCATAGC